AGCTGTGTTAGCTGTAACAGAAGAGTTATTAGAAACCTCAGTGTCAAAGTCCGATATAGTAGAAGCAAGTTGAGTACCTGTGTGATTAGCTCTTGCTAATAAAGTAGCATCACTAGAGTTAACCGTTGCACCAGCTGCAATACCTGCAAGCTTAGTTTGTTCAGCGTCATCAAATTCATTAGTGTCAGCGTTGCTCTCGTAAAGAGTTTTAACCTCAGCAGCAGTAGGAGAAGCACTACCGTTAGCAGCAGCTGTAATCCTTCCTTGTGCATCTACTGTTAAATTAGTAGCAGTGTAAGCTCCTGGAGTAACAGCAGTGTTAGCAAGCTTGTCAGCAGTGATAGCATCGTCAGCAATTTTATCAGTGTTAACAGCAGCATCAGCAATGTTAACAGTATCGATAGGACCACCTGCAACACCTGTAGCTAAAGAAGTAGCAATCTCAGCGTCTACATAAGTCTTATTCGTAGCGTGACTGCCACTAGCAGGGGAAATTAAACCTGTAACTTTATCAACATTTTGAATATCATTTGTTTGCATATCCAAGTTACCTGACATTGAATCTCCACTTTTGTTAACTTGAAGAGCGTCTTGTTGGTCTACATAACCCTTACGAGCAGAGTGATCACTACTAATAGGAGCACCTAAACCACTGACCATGTTGCCACCCATAGCTAAGTCACCTGTCATATTGTCACCTGCTTTAGTAACTTGCAGTGCGTCTTGACCGTCTACATAAGTCTTGTTAGTAAGATCATTACCAGTACCAGGAACAGCAGAAGAAGTAACCTTATTAGAACCCATGTCCAAGTTACCATTCATCGTGTCACCAGCAACGTCAACAAAAGTAGTATCAGCGTAGTTCTTAGTTACTGCATCTTGTGGGTTTGTAGGATCAGCAAGGTTTTTAATCTTGGCTAAATCAGCATCGTAGTTCCCATCAACAGGGTCTTTAGTCATCGTGTTCTTACCACTACCCTCTTCAATCTCTTCGCTCAGATATAAGTTATGTAAGTAAGCACGATCTAGTTCTACTTCAGTAAGTACACTACCATTCTCAAAGTCTACAAGAGCAGTATCAGATGCACTATCTCTTTTGATTCTTATCCTAGCACCAGTTTCAGGAGCAGTAGTGAACCTAATAAGAGCAGAAGGGGATGTGATAATAGAATAATCTCCTGTAGAAACAGTATAAAACTTACCTCCTGGAGAAGCACCTGTTGAATCGTCTAGCTGTACAACTACATGAGTGTCATCAAGATAGGGAAAAGAGAATGCAAAGTCCGTCTGACTTGCTCCAACTGTGTAGTCTACGTATGTATTAGCCATAGTAATATATTATTAGTTTGTTTGTGATAAAAGTTCAAGCACTTCTTCTCGCTGCATCCCACCTTTTAAACCTGCTCTAGCTTGTGTTAATGAAGAGTATTGTGCATTTAAGTCAGGATACTCTCTAAGCATTTGTCTTCTAGCTTCTTTTCTGTACTTAGTTAGAACACTATTTAACTGCTGTATTCTAGGACTAGGAAGACCAGGTTCAGAGTCTGGTGATAACCTTTGGTAGTTCCTTGACTTTATAAGTTTGTTCAAGGTTTGCCTAAGAGAAAGACCACGAAGCTTAACAGTTTTTAATAACTCTAGTTGTCTATCGTTTGCAGACTGTCCTTTATCGTTTTCATATTCTAACAAGTCTATCTGACCCCCTAAACTAGGAGGAGGGTTTCTGAAGGCGTGGTTCAAACTTGCCATCTCTGTTAGGATAGGATCATTCTTTTTAGTAGACAATCGAATAGGATTAATAAAACCTGTACCCATCCATTGTTCTGCTACATATTCCTCTCCCAATATATTACGTTTAGTATCCAGCGAACCACGCATACCTAGCTTGCGTTTAACTGCGTCCATTACAGACCTTGTTTCTTTTATCGCTTGAGTATCGTAGTCGGCTGTTTGAGAAATTAAATTAGGAACTAACGAACCTGCATAATTCCTGCCTAACTTTTCTACATATCTATCAGGATCACCTAAAGCATCTGCCCACATTTGAATACCAGCTAAGTATGACTTGTTGGTAGCGTTTCTTGTTAAAGCTAATACCATTGATGTTGTGGCGTGTTCTAACAGGGATTCATCAAAAGATGCTTCTTCTCTTATTCCTGTCTCAACTAAATCAGCTACAACACCTAAAGGAGTAGCTAAAGGATCAAGTTTTTGATAACTGAAATAAGTGTCGCCCATTTTAATACTATAGGGTCTCCATCCAGTAGCCATTAAAGCTTCTTTCTCTCTTTCGTTACTAGGTCCACCTCCTGTTATGTACTCTCTATTGTTATAAGCTACATCGATTAAAGCTCCTACAGTAAGAGTTCCTGTCACCACCTTACCTCTCGCTCTTGCCTTTAAGATAGGGTCTGTACTATTAAATTCAGCAAACAATCGCTCCCTTTCTTCTTTTAACACAGTAACAAAAGGAGTTCTCTCAAAGGCAAATTTTAAGATATTAGTAGGAGTACGAACAAAAGGAACTACAAATCTTAAATAAGGTATTTTATTAGTTGCCTCTTGAATTACTTTACCTAATGTCTTGTCCTGCAACTCTTTAGTAAATGTTAAGTACTGAGCTTCCTCCATTGAATACTGCATAAGTGCAGATGAATCAGGATTAAAGTTATCGTCCTTGTATTTGATTATAAAATCAGATTTATCTTTTCCTTTAAGACCTTGCTTATCCGCTATCAAAGAAGCCTCTCTAACAAGACCTTCTTCAGACATCATCCGTCCACCTTCCGTTACTATTCCGTCAATAGTTTTATTAATATGCCCAGCTAATGCTTTAGGATCACGAATACCTTGTTGGATACCTGACATAGCTGCTTTCATTCTAGCAGCTCTACGATAAGCTAACTGTTTAAAAAACTCATCAGAGGTTAACAATAACCTACTCGGAAGTCTTATATAACTAGCGTATTTATCTATTGAATCTTTAGCTGAGTCTGAAACAATACCACCTATAGGAGATTCGGCTATACGTTGACCAGTAATAGAAGCTCGTTGACCTTCTTCAAAAGCACGGTTGGATGGGTCTAGTAAATTGTCTTGGTCTTTGAATGCTTGTTTTGCAAATTTACCTGCTTCCTTAAACATCTCACCATCTGACCAAGAAGCTATAACAGCCTTTACTACATCCATGTTACCACTCGCAACACCACCTGCAACAGCTTCTAAAGTAGTCATCACCTGAGTCAATGCATTACCCATTATATTAACCATCTGTGTCTTAGGACCACTCAATATAGAGTTCATCCAGTATTCAGTAGGCATATCTAAGAAATGTTTACCTTGTGCTTTTTTAGCAGTCTTTAACAACCTAGCTAAACTACCCTCTAAATCTTCAGGATCAATATGCTCTCTTACAAGGTTAACCATACGCTCAGGCTTCATGTTGCCAGAGTTATTAACAAACTCTTTGCGTATGCCTTCTATTTGCGTTTCAGCTTCATTAAGTCCTAGCTTACGCTTACCGAAACCTTCATCTCTAGCTTGTAAGGTAATAGCTGTTTCTCTTCCTATTCTACGATAAACATCTGCTACTGTTAATAGTTGTTGAAAAGCATTTTTGAGTTTAGTTATAGATACATCACCGTAACCGTTGTCTTTAGCTTCTTGAGCTATCTCGCTAACATTCTGTATAAGTGTTTTACCTTGTTCTCTGTAAGATTGTTGTGTTATACGAATATCACGTAATACTTTCTCAGCGTCTTCTCCTTCTTTAGCTTGTGCTCTAACAGTTGTTTCGATTGCTTCGTCTATTTCAGTAACTGCATCTGTAACTGTTACTTTATCAGGATTAGCTTCGTAGTACTTCTCTAGTAAATCTTTTAGTACAACAACATCACCATCAGTCTCCAATGCAAACTGTGGTAGTCTAGGCTTTACTCCACCTACCATGAGTGCTTCAGCATACCCTCTAAACTTATCAGGTATAGCACTAAGGAACTCATCTTCTTTACCTTTCTTAAAGTCAGGAAGATCGCTAGGTCTTTTCACAGAAGCTAAACCTTCGTCAGCTTGTTTTGTAGCTGCCTT